ATGACCGTCGCCAGCCTTGAACGCGGTTTCGGCGTCGGCGAGAGCGTGTTCCGCCAGATCATCCTCGACTACTACGCCGCGGTCGAGGCTAAGCTCTCTCTGGCCATGACGAACGCGGCCGACGAGGTCGGAGCTGGCGCGACGATCCTCGCCACAATCGGCTTGCAGACCGCAGCGATCTACAAGGACTCGGGCCGACGCCCGACGACGGCGTACATGGCTGGCGACGTGTGGGCCGAGCTGCTCGCAACCGAGGCTAGCCTGCCGTTCACTGGCGGCCAGACCACGGCGAGCGGCATCGCGGGCCAGATCGCTGGCCTCGACATTGTCGTCACTGGCGCGCTCGCCGACGGCACGCTCGTCTGCGCCGACCGGAACGTCATCGAGCTGCGCGAGTCCGCGCCGCTCCAGCTGCGCGCGAACGCTATCGGCACCATGAACGTCGAGCTTGGCGTGACGAGCTTTGCCAGCTTCGACGTCGAGGTGCCGAACGCGATCAAGCTCACCGACGGCCTCGTCTAGTCCTGACCGGGCGCGCCGCACACCGCGGCGCGCCCAACCCCAGAAAGCAATCTTATGAGCTGGATAGAACCCGAAGATGTAGCAGCGCAACTCGACATCGAGGTCGACGCGCGCCTGACCAACTGCGTCGACGCGCGCCGCGCCGAGGTCGAGCTCCTACGTCAGGATCTCGACTTCTCGGGTGACGTTGAGATTCCGGCCGGCGTCATCTACGGCACGATTCTCTGGGCCGCGATGCTCTACCAGGCACGCTCGGCACCGACGGGCTTTGCCGGGTTCGGCGACGGCGCAGACATCCAGGGCGACGTCCTCGGGACGCGCATCGGCGACATCTACCGCCTCATCGGGCTGCGAAGGCCGGTGACGGCGTGACTATCCCCGACGCGCTCGACGCCGTCGTCGACCAGCTCGTCGACGCGGGCCTACCCGCCACGCGCGATAACGGCGCATTCTATCCAGCGCCTATCGGCGTCCTTGTTGGGATGCCGAGCGTCACCGGCGGCGGACTTCAGACGCGGACGCTAAACGTACCCGTCCATGTCGTCTCAAGTGATCCACCATCGCCGCAGATTCTCGGCCTGCTGTACGCGGCTGCGGATGATGCAGCCGACGCGCTCCAGACCGCCACCTATTCGCCTACGACTTGGCAGGGCGGCCCGAACGCCGAACCCCTGCCCGCCATTCTCCTCAACGTCACCGTCACCATCGAAAGGACATAGCCATGCCCCCCGTCGACTCTCGCCTAGGACCAGGCACCCTCGCATTCGGCACCTCGCCGACATACGCGGACGACTTCTCTATCCAGGTCGCCAGCTGCACCCTGATGCCGACCGTCAACGAGACGGACGGCACGCCGACGCTTGCCGACACCACGCCAGCCGCCGAGATGACCGTGACTTGGACCATTGGCGGAAACACGATCAGCGACTGGGGCGATGACGGCGGGTTTGTCAACTGGGCCAGCGACAACTCGGGCACGCAGACAGACTTCAAGTTCTACCCAGCGACGGCCGACGGTATCTACTGGACCGGGACGTGCCAGGTCAGGCCGATTGAGATCGGCGGCGACGTCATGGCGCAATCTAGCGTCGCGTTCGAGTTCCCGTTGACCGGCGATCCGACGCGCGTCCTCGACTGATGATCCGCGTCAGCGGCACCGTCACCTACAACGATCAGACCAGCGTCGAGTTTGCCGCCGGTATCAACGTGCTAGCGCAATGGGAGACGTACGCGCAGACGCGTAAGATCGAGACGGACGCGCAAAAATCGCCAATGACATGGACGCTCTACGTCGCGTACGCGGCGCTCGACCTTGGCAAAGACGTAGGGTTCGACACATGGCGAAAAAAGGTTGCCGACGTTGACCTCGTGGCCAACGATGCGGACCCTACGCGAGCGGATCAGTCGGCCGAATGATCGGGCTTCTCGCCATTGAGACGGGGATCGCGCCTAGCGTCCTCTGGCGAGAGGACGCCGCCGATTTATCGACGCTGGTCCGCATCCTCGAGGAGCGCGCGAAGCGTGGCTAGGACCCGCAAACCCCAAGGCTCCGAGATCCACGTCGACGATAGCAACGTCCAGGTGCTGTTCGACAACTTGAAAAAGGCTGACGCCGAGCTGCGAAAAGCGTCGAACGTGCGGCTGCGAGAAGCTGCAAAAGAGTGCGCCAATGACTTGGCGCAGCGGCTGCGGCTGACCGCGTACGGCGCGCCCGCGCCGCAGACCCAGCTCGTTGCGCGCAGCATCAAAGTCAAATCTGACCGATTCCCGGTCGTCGCGATTGGCGGCAGCAAAAAGGTCGGCCGCGCGTATAAGAGTCGAAAGGGCCGCGGCACCGTTCGCGCGTCCGCCGCCTCGCTCCTATTCGGCGTGGAAAACGGCGACTATCACGGTCGGTTCGCCGCGCGAAACGATGCCGGAAACTGGATCAAGCCGACCGTTAAAGACTTCTCGACGAGCTCGCAGGCAATCGGCAACTACCAGAGAGCCGTCCTACAAATCCTCGACGATGCGGGCGTCCTCTAGTGGCTGGCGAAGTTCTCATCAAGATCGGAGCGAACGCGGGTCAGGCCGTCGGCGAGATCAATAAGGTAACGGGCGCGCTCGGCAAGCAAATGTCGGCCAGCAAAAAGGCCAGCAACGTGACGCGGAAGGCTGCCGTGCCTGCCGCGCTCGCCCTCATCGCGCTGGCGGGCGCTGCGATTGATTGCGCGAAGGCAGCAGCCGAGGACGAGGCCGCACAAGTCAAGCTTGCCGGGCAACTGCACCGCGTCACGAAAGCGACAGACGCGGCGATCTCGACTGCCGAGGATTACATCTCGAAGCTGTCTCTAGCGACGGGCGTCGCCGATGACGAGCTGCGCCCGGCCCTCGCAAAGCTCGCGACCGCGACCGGCGACCTGTCCGAGGCGCAGACCGGCCTGACCGTTGCCGTCGACGTGTCGGCCGCCAGTGGTAAGAGCCTTGAGGCCGTGTCCAAGGCGCTGGCGAAGGCGTACGCTGGTAGCGGCGGCGCGCTGGCCAAGCTGATGCCAGGCCTGAACGAGGCCGCGATCAAGTCGGGCGACCTGACACGCATCAACGCCGAACTGGCGCGCGTCACCGGCGGCGCCGCAGCCGAGGCCGCCGGAACATCGGCAGGCCAGTTCAAGATCTTCAACCTACAGGTCGACGAGCTAAAAGAGACGCTAGGCGCCAGCCTCCTGCCGATCCTGAACCAGCTCGCCCCAAAGCTGAACCAGATCGCGACATACGTCAGCGCGAACACTAAAACGATCGAGATCGCCGTCGTCGCCGTCGCCAGCATTGCCGCCGCGATCATCGCGCTAAACGCTGCTATATCGGCATGGACTGGGCTCCTCGCGGCGTTCAAGATCGCCCAGGTACTCGCCACCGCAGCCGTCGCCGTGTTCAACCTCGTGGTGGCTGGTAATCCCATCGCGCTGATCGTGATTGGCATTGCCGCGTTCGTCGCCGGACTGATCCTGCTCTACCGAAACAGCGCAGACTTTCGCGTGATCGTGGACCAGCTCTACTCGGCGCTGCGCCAGCTCGGCGCGCAGGGCCTCGCATACGTGCGCGACCACATGGACGACATAAAGGCCGCGCTAAACGCCGTCAAGATCGCAACCGTCGCCGTCGCGACGCAGTTCCTGCCCGGCGGATTCCTCTACGACGGGGTCGCCACGATTCAAGAGAAAACGCAGATATTTACGCGAATCGTGGACGGTCTGCGGCTAGCCTTCAACCTCGCAGCGTTTGCCGTGACGGAGGAGGTCGCCGCGATCCGCGAGCTGATCCGCGTCACGCCGCTCGCGTACGCGGCGATTTCCCTCGGCATTCGTACCGTGCTTGACCCGGTGACGGCCGCGTTCAACCGCGTAGGCGACGCCGTCAGCCGCGTCATCGAGTTTCTCAAGAATCTACGCTTTCCGAGCTTGCCGAGCTGGGCGACAAGCGTCGGCGGGTTCGGCGTCACGTCGGCCGCCTCGAGCATGGGCGGCGGCGGCACCGTCGTCAACGTCACCATTAACGGCCCGATTGATTCGGACGCGACCGCCAGGGCGATAGTCGACGTGCTCGCAAAGTACGACCGCCGCTACGGGCTTGTGACGCCGTGAGCGTCTACAGCGTCTCTATTGGCGGCGTCGCCGTCACTAACGCGACCGTCTCAAGCGAGATCGAGATCACGCACGGCCGCAGCGACTTCTACACGTCGACGGCGACCAGCTCGGCGCGAATCACAATCTACACGCGAGACGTCAGCGTCTACAAAGCTATCGTGGGCCTATCGCTTGTCATCAAGTCGACGATTAGCGTCAATCATTTTACCGGCACGATCACGGACGTGCAGCTGCGCGTCGACGACGCTACCAGCGGGAATACGTGCACGATCACGGCCGTGAGTTCTAGCGCGCTGCTCGGCCTGCGCCTCGTCGGAGCGACCGAGTACCCAGCCGAGACAGTCGCGCTACGCCTCGCCCGCATCTTTTCCGACGCGGGCTACGTCCTCGCCGACTACACGCTGCAGCTATCCGCCGCGGATCTTGCAATCGTCACCGATCTACGCCCGGCGTCCGTGACGACGGCGCTCGATGCGATCGGCGACGTGACGCCGGGCCTGTCGGCGTTCGTGTATGACGACGTCGACGGAAAGATCGTCATCCAATCCGTCTCATGGCGCGCGACGGCTGGCATCGTGACGGCGTCGACGTCGAGCGGCGTCCTCTTTGCGCCCGTGTTCGGCCAGAGCGTCCAGATCGTCAACCAGCTAAAGGCCACGTATAACGGCGCGACGCAGACCGTCACCGTCGACAACACGACCAGCCAGGCATCGTATGGCGTCCGCTCGGCGACCCTCGCGACGCATTTCGTCAGCGTCACCGACGCGACGAGGGCAGCAACGCAGATCATCGGCCGATCGCGGAAACCGCGCTGGACCATTGACGAGATAACGATCCTGCAGGACTCGCCCGAGGTCGT